AAACTTGATGAGGATATCTACTTCAAACTCACGAACGTGGAAGTCGACGATGGCAATATCAAGAACATCAAGTTCCAGATTTTCTGTTACGATCACCCCATCCAATCACTCCAGAAATTTGTGGATTCGTGCAACCAGGATTATGAGCGTCGTATGTTGAACAAGCTTGGAAACGATCTCTACTTCTTTGACCAGGTCGTTGGAGGTAAAGGGAAGCGCTCAACCCAGAATCCCCTGCCCACGAGCTACCTCGTGTATAGTAAGCACAAGTTCTCTACTACGCGCACGTTTGAGAATGTATATTTTGAGGAGCAGCCGGTGGTCAAGAAGCGTGTCAAGTTCTTCTTGGAGAATCGGTCGTGGTACGAGAAGAAGGGTATTCCATACACGCTGGGATTCCTTTTCCACGGAGCCCCGGGCACCGGCAAGACGTCGGAGATCAAGGCGATTGCCAATGTGGCTCGTCGTCATCCCGTCAATATCCAGCTGTCGGAGATCAAGACCAAGACTCAACTACGTCATCTCTTTTTCAGCGATGAGATCTACGTCTATAACGGGACGAATCTGGAGAAATACACGATCCCAATTTCGGAGCGCGTGTATATCATTGAGGATGCTGATGCGATGGGCGATGTACTCCTCGAGCGCAAATGGAAGAAGCCTGTAGTGGAGAAGCCCAAAGATCCTTTTGCCCCGGAAGCTGATGACGATATCATCAAGGACCCGATTGATCTCTCGTTTCTCCTGAACCTTCTAGATGGTACGCTGGAGTCTAGCGGCCGTATCGTGGTCTTTACCTCTAATTTCCCTGAACGGTTTGATCGTGCTCTTATTCGCCCGGGGCGCATTGATATGATCATACAGTTCAAGAAGTGTTCGCGCAAAATTATTCAGGAGATGGTCTGTGGGTTCTACGATATTGCCGATCTGTCGGGACACCCAATTTTCGAGAACGAATCCATCGATGAAAAGTGGAGTCCTGCCGAAGTCAATCAGATTCTGTTCAGGAACTTTGAGGATCCGACTCGCGCGATGGATGAACTGCTCACACTGCAGCCGGGGTCGGTATCTTCGGCATTCCAAACAGAAGAACATACAGAAAACATGCAGACAACGGAATTGAGCCTACAATGAGAATAGTCGTTGTCCAGCTAGCTGTTCCCGTGAGCGACGGATTCACAATAGATGACACGAGCCCAACAATTGGGACTAGCCACATGTAGAAGAGGAAGCTGGAATACTTCTTCAGCAGTTCCGAATTCGTGAAGAAAACAGCCTCCATAGCGCTCCACGCTAGACGATAATAGAGAAAAATGCCAACCATTGTAAGCGCATACGCGAAATACTGGTTTGCATTGCTGACAAGCGGAGCCGTATCTTCGGGAAGATTGCTGACTGACGAACCTTCGGGTTGAATGTCGGGGACTGGATCGTCGTTGCCCATTATGTATTGAATACAAGATTTGCTATTCCATTTGTAACCTTGAGGAAGTTGTAGGACTCAACATAGACCATAGAAGTGTATGCTCCGAACTGAATGGAACGATTCGTGGGGACGGGGTAGAGTAACTGAGTTTGTCCGGGCTGTAGTGCTGGTGCGACACCGGGTGTAGGTGATATCGTTGCTGCTCCTCCAACAGGCGTAGGGTTCGGATTGAATACTGTCGATTTCACGACGCAGATAGGAGGCTGTGACAGCGATGCATCAGTGACAAGCGTGAGTGGAGTCAGGAGGGTATATTGAAAGACCGTGCGATTAAACATGGAACCGTTGAGAGACCCGCTTGGCTGTGTGATTTGATCGGGATCCAGAGAAAAAGAGTAGGTATAGATTCCAGGAATATTGTTTGTTGTGCCCAACGAAAACTTGAAATTCTGGATATTGCGGAAAAAGTTCTTGTTCTTGGTACTGAAACGATCCTTGCCATCAAGCATGAGATTTCCCTCCATGAAAATATCCTGCTGACCCATATTGTTGGCAATGAGGGCTCCGCTGCTATACAGAGTATTGGCTGGCACCGTTTCAGAGGTTGTATCGATAGGAGGAGAGTTTAACGTATCCCAGTTGGTGTAATTATCCCAGTCGTTGATGAGAGTACGATCGTTGCGACGGAACAGGGCAACCACGCGAGTGCAGAGATTGTACATGGGTATCTCTAGATTATTGATGCCATACTGCTTCTCGTTCCTCACATAGCGAACCTCTGTGATCAGGAACGTTCGCTCATGACTTGCAATGAATGCGCGCTCCGTATCCGTAGTAAAGATGTAGTTGGCTTCTATGTAGGGGTTAAGGTTCCAGGTGAGGAGAGCGCGATTGGTGGAGTTTCCTTGACGATCGGGGTAGGCCAGGAAGTTCTGGACACCCGCAGCATTGTCGCCAGGCGTTCCGATAATCCGCTGTCCAAATGTCGGGCTTACAGGATTGACGTCGGCGATGGTAAAAAGGTTATAGAGACTGTTGATCGTTACGGAAATCTCAACCTCAGTCTGTGGAAGACCTACAAGAGGAATAGACTGTGCAATCTCCTCGCAGAACCAGAAAGGTAGTGGAATTGTCAGCTGCCGACCTGTAATAGACGGTGCAGGTGTGGTTCCATTTCCTGTCATGAGAGCATTCGGGTACTGATTGGTGCGTCCGTTGGCGTTCGCGGGATCATAGACATCTTCAGTATTGCCGACCATACGATCTAGAATCTCGCGCTTGGTTGCATCTTTGCGAAGGTAGCTCAGGATTTTCATCCACTCTCCGGTCATTGTCACAATAGGGGTGCCGTTGAAGAGCACAGATGCTTCAGAGATGAGGTTATACCCAATGTTGCGAATCCACTGAAACTCGTAGGGAATGCCTTCGCCAAACTGGTTGTACATGGAGATGGGAGACCAGATATCGGGGAGATCCACACAGACATAGCAGTCGTGTAGAAGGTCCGCATAGCGAGGAACCTTGAACCGGAACGTCTTCAGCCCTGCCTGCGGAATCGTAGTATCAGTGACATTTCGCACGTCTAGGCGAAAATGCTCCATCGCGAAGTTGGTGCTTCGCTTGTACATTTTCATGAAGTAGGACATGGATGGATTTCCATTGACGAATACGTTTTGGGCGCCAAACCCAGTTAGCTGCATCAAACCACCTGGCATCTTATATTATACACTTGTAATAATGTATTCTTCTATTCCGTATATCCTTATCGCGGTACTACTTGGGTTTGTAGCTCTCCATTCGTATATGAGCGTTCGCTTCGGATACGACTGGATAGGTTCGCAGACCCGCAAGGTCCTTGCAAAGACATTCAATTCACGCAATGCATCGGTGACAGATCTGTACAATATTCCTGCCATTCCCTACATGGATCGCTTTGGAACCTTCACCAAGATTCCCAAGATGAAGGAGAACGTTCGGTATTAGGTGGGATTCCAGCTGTTCTTTCCGGGAGCCACCTTCTCGGGACGCTGAACGAAGCCTGTTGTATTGCTCAGGCAAGTCGCCTCTTCTGTAGGCAGCTTGTATGCATTCGCACCCAGAAAGGTCGTGTAGGTAGAAGCATACGCCGCCTTCTGAGACTGCGGGAAATTCTTATAGTAGGCAGACGACGTCTTGCGCTTCAGGTATTCGGTAACTTCGGACGCGCTGGAAAATTTGACGGCGGGAAGCTGCTGTGGTCCCTGGCTTGGAGAACTCATTATATTTACAGGTAAGAAACACTTTATCATAAAATGGCACCTCTTCGCTTCATGCTTGTCTCGACCCACACGGAGCAGGTTACGGGTTACTCCAAGGTGTCGTTTAATCTCCTCAAGCAGCTGGGAACGCTGACTCCTCTCGTGAAGGTGTTCCACTTTGGATTCCAGCGAACTCCTGCCCGTACTCCCCACCCGATCCGCCCGGTCCAGGGTATTATCCAGTACGATGCCGCTGCCAACGAGGATCCTCGTGAGCAGGGGTTCGGCTTCAACAAGTTCAAGGACTATCTTGAGACGGTATCCCCAGACATTGTGATGATCTACAACGACCCCATTATCGTGTCGCAGTTCATCAATACGATTAAGGATATCCCGAAGACGTTCAAGCTCTGGATCTATCTTGACCAGGTGTATGAGGGTGCGGACATGAGCCTCCTCCGCACGATCGAGAACAAGGCGGACCGTATCATCTGCTTCACCGAGTCGTGGAAGAAGCACCTCCTCACGCGCCTGACCACGACCACGATCCCAGTTGATGTTCTTGAGCATGGTGTAGATGCGCTGGTATTCAAGTCCATGCCAGATGTTGAGCGCATGGGCATTCGTCGGT